AACGTGCTCGTGCGTGTCCGGCCAAGTGATGTTGATGTCCCCGTTCTCGAGCGTCAGGGACACTTCGTTCGCGCCGTCGGCGTCCGAGAAGATCACCGAAGTGATGTCCTTGTAACTCCTGGGCAGATTCGTCGCCATCGTCAATACCTCCCGCTAGGCGTGCGCCCAGCCTTCGATCGTCACCACGCGCACGCCCTTGCCGCGTGCGTCACTCCCGGCATCATCGACGCCGACACGAACAAAGCGAACCCAACCAACGGCCGTGCTCTCATCGTCACGGTCCAGCATCTCCACGACACGGTTGCGCGTCAGTCCGCGCAACTCGTCTGCGATCTCGTCCGCGTGCATGCGGTCGTTGTTCGCCGCTTCCACGATCAGCCGCAGATCGAACCGCACGATGTCCTCCGTCGCGCGCAGATCGTCAGGAATGAAAGCGCCCCACTGTGCATACACGGACGTCTTCGCCGCGCTGCCGCTGAACGGCCGCACACTGTCAGAGCCGGACGCAATGAACGCAACGGCAGGCAACGGCCAGTTGTCGAGCAGATACGACTCAACCGCCGCTTTGATGTCTGCCACGCGCGCCGTTGCCATCACAGCCTCCCGACTACGCTAGAACCATCACGAAGCACGCCCTGCCGTAGTCCGATCTTCGCGCGGGCTTTGTCGTTCGCCTTCTTCAGCGCCTCCATGACGTACTCTTTCGAGATCTTCTTGGCGTCGCCGCCCATCTCGCGCAACGTCAACCGAACGAAGCCGCTCGGAGCCTGCGCGCTGCTGCCAAGCTCCAAGTAACTGATGTAGGGCGCCGCGTTGGTGATCTCCGCGTAGGGCGCGTTGCCGCCGAGTCGCTCTTTGTACGACGATTCGCGCCGCCCGATCTCTTGCATGCCGTGATCGCCGCCGTCGATCTCGATCTGATTGGCCACGCCGCGAATGCCCGCCACCTTGCCCGCCGCCGCGCTCCATCCTGCGCGCGCGCGGCCCGTATCAACAGGCGTGCGCGGCACGACGCCCTGTACGAATCGCAGCACCATCCTGCGGATGTACTTGCGGCGCTGGCCGATGTCCTTGAGTTGCTTCAAGTCCTCGCGCACCATCTCATCGAATCCGCGCGTATCGACTTCGCTCAGGATCTTCATATCACCACCGCCGATCCCATCGACTCCCAGCCGGACGTATTGCCGTCCGCGTCTCGCATCTGGATCTCGACGCCGTACGTTGCGGCGGGCAAGTCGGTGATCGTCTGCGCGCCCGTTGTCAGCGCCGTCGTGCCGCTCCAGTCTTCGGTTGTGAGCTGGCCGGTGAAGTTGAAGGCGTACCGCACGCGCCACTCGGCGGCCTCGGTGAAGGTGGCCGTGTAGGCAAACAAGCCCGTGCCAGAGAACAGTTCAGACGATGCGAGCGAAGGCGGCGTGATGTCGCCGGGGGCGGCCGCCTGCGGCGCTACCGTGGGGCCACGCAGCGTACACTTGGCCACCTCCCCCAACACTTCCTGGACGTCCGTCACGTTGAACACCACGCCGCCGATGCTGATCTTGTCCGCCTGCGAGGGCACGAAGCCCAAGCGGCGGGTGTTGAGTGTCACGACGCCGCCTTGAATGCCCTGCGATTCGATCGGCTCGTGCGCCGTGCTCAACGGCGCGAACGTCCCGCGCGTGTAGTGCGTCGTGAACGAGTGCTGGCCCTCGCGTGAGTACGGATCGTCTGCTGCCGGGTACGTGACGCGATAGATCGTCACCTCAGTGGGCGCATGCCGCGCCGCCGCGCTGAAGCCCCGCCGGATTGCGTTGCGAACACTCACGCCGCCGCCCTCCGTTCACGCCGCTGCACGCGGGCCTTGATCTCTTTCAACGTCAGCGCGTCACGGGTGTTCGTGAGATCCGTCAAACGCATGTCGCCCCGCTCGAGCAGTTCCGCACGGCGCGGCCCGAGGACGTTACGCAGCCGATCCGGATTCGCCTGTACCCAATCGCCCCACGTCCGCCGTTCAGCCGGGCGTCCGTTGAATAGCTCTTTCGCCTGATCGCTGAGAGTGTCGGGAAAGCCCATCTCGCGCCACGTCTTCATGACGGGCACCTTGAAGCACCGGCAGTTCGGGTGCCGTGGCGGGCGTGGCGTCGTCTTCATCGTCAGCGGGTGCGTGGTGCCGTCCAGCGGGCCGCAGATCGGACACGTCCGATCGTCGAGCGTCGCCACGTAATCCTCGGCCTTCACAATGTCGTCGTTCTCGCGGTACGCCTGCGCGGCCACGTCATTCGCCGTCGTCTGGATGGACGTACGCACCAACGTCACGGCGTCGCGCCGCGTCGGCGAATTCTCGCCCACGCCCACGACGCGCCGCACCGCTGCAACGATCGAGTCCGTGGATCGGCCGTCCCGCACGCCATCGACGAGGGCCGCGTTCACGCGCCGCATGGCTGCGTCCCCGACTTCCTCGAAGGCGTCGGCGTACCGGGCGGCCGTGCCCTCCAGCCGCTCGGCGAACTGATTGTCCACGATCTGGGCAAGCTGACGCTCGGGCACGCTCGAAAGCTCCAGCTCGTCCACGAGATCGTCCGGCATCGAGTCCGCCAGAATGTCCGCGAAGGCCTCGGCCTCGTCCTGCGCCAGCTCTTCGAGCGCAACGCGCAGAGACTTCCGGGCCTCGGGAAAGACGTCATCCAGCGCCGCACGAACACGCCGAAGCGCACGGCGGCGCAGCTTCACGCCCTCGCCGCTCCACTCGTTCGGATCGCCACCAGCGGCCAGGAAGTCCGCGTGCGCCGAAGCGATCGCGCCCAGCGCCTGCTCCTCGCCCCGCCGCATCGAGGCCAGCACATCACGCGCCACGCTGTTCTCGTAACGAATCAAGAACGCGCGCCGCTCGATGTACCGATCCAAGATGCGCTGGGCGATGGCCATCGACTACACCCACCCTCGCCGGGCGCTATCCCACTGCGTGTAGTTCGGGCCAGACTTCCACAAGTCCTGGTCCACCATCGCCAGCACTTCGTCCGGCACGCCCGATCCGCTCGTGCCCGACTCGCCGCCGAAGGTGACATTGAAGCCGCCAGGGACGCCCACCTGCTTCACCGTGCCGCCTCCGGACATCAAGTCCGGGTCCTCGAGCAACCGCATCGCGAAAACGGCCTGCGCTTCTTTGATGCGGTCCGGAATCACGAAGTCGCCCGACGAATCGACGTGGTACTCCGATGGAAAGCGCAACGCCTGATCGCTGTCCGCCTTCGCGCCACGCCAGTACAGGTTGCGATCCAAGTACCGCGCGGCGGCCTTCAGGACGCTCTCCTTCGTCGCGTCGTCGGCGTTCTCCCACGCATCGGAGTCTCGCCAACTGAGCAGTGCGTCCGCTTCGGCAACGCTCGCGTACGAGTCTGACGATGCGCCCGCTACTTCCGTCACGAGGGCCATAGCTAGTCCCCCAGGTAGATGAGTCGCGGATTCGAGATCGTGAACGAGCCACCGAACGGTGCCGTACTGAAAAACAGCGTGAACCCCCACCGCGCCGATCCAACGAGCGGCAAGAACTCCGCGCCCGCGTTCGCGTACGGCTGGAACAGCGTTTGGCCCGTCGCCTCGTCGCTCTGCCCGTACACGTTCACGCCGTCATCCGAGCCCGTGCCCGATCCCATGTAGCCCGCCGGGAATTCAAACGGGATGACGACGTCCGACCATTCGCGCTTCGCGACGTCGGGCACCGTCGAGTACACGTCGGAGTCCTTCCACATGTACCGAATCAGCGTGTCCTGGTACGACGGAGCGAAGTTCGCTTCGATGCTCGTGTTCAGCAGATACCCGCGCAGCTTCTGGCCGATGTGCATCTCGTTCAGCGTGAACCGCGTGGTGTCGGGCTTCACTGCAAAGGAGAAGCGATAGCGCCCCGGCTTCAGGTTGCCCTGGCCGATGTTGAGCTGAGTCACCGTCGAGCCATCGGCGAAGAACCCGCCACGACGGCCACGCACGCCCGTCACGCTGTCGCCGACTGCGCTGTACGGACTCCCGGCCACGCCGCGTTCGTACTTGGCCACGTTGCCCGTCTGCTCTACGGGGATATCCCGATACCAACTCGTCGTCGTGGGCTGCGCCCCGGCCTGCGTGCCGATCGCGCTGAAGCCGCGCGGCCAAGGGTACTCGCTCGTGGCCCCGAGCGTATCGCCGACGTCGTACTGCGGGATGGCCATGCTCGGGTTCGAGATCAAGTCAACGCCGGGTGCGTACTCGCCCGTTGCCCACAGCGCCCACTCTTCCGGCCCGACAACCTTGATGTGGCCCTTCTTCTGAAGCATCGCGAGCACCCACGCAACGTGCTCGTGGCTCCACCCGCCGTTCGCGTAGCCCAGCGTCGAGCTGGCCGAGCCGGTCGTTGAATCGTGCCCGACGATTGCGAAGCCGTAGTTGTTCGCCAGGCGCGTCGTAATGAAGTGCCACAGCGTCTTCGTGTAGCCCACCGTCGAGGCGTCGTTGCCGTTGCCGGTGAGCGTCCACTCGTCGTGACTCGGCGGGATTACGCCCGTCTGGTCCTCGCGGCCGTACTTGTAGAAAACATCGGGCTGACTGCCGTACAAGCTCGCGGCGTAGTCGTCCAGGTCAGATGCCACGCGCTCAACGACGACGGCCCCGCTGATGTCCGTGATGCCGCTCGGGATCTCGGAACGCCGCAAGCCCAACGACGGCCGCGCTTGACTGATCGTCGGCCCGCCCAGCCGGAAGTTGTTGGACTGTCCGGAGAACAGATCCATGGGAATCGCGGCGGGATTGAAGTTGGCCGTACTCACCGAGTCCGCACCCGACAGCGAGTTGATGAACCAGATCCCCAGCGAGTCGCACACGCTCTGCACGTATTCACGGTTGCGCCGATAGAACTCTTGCCGCCCCGGATCACCCGGCAAGACGGCCATGCGGACACGGTAGCCCGTCTCGCGCATGATCTCGTCAACGCGGAACTCCTGCACGATCTCGTCATGCGTGAGGTCGAACACGTACGTG